CTAACATATTGTAGTTTTTCAATAGTGTCAACACCATATATAGCGTGGTCTTTGAGTTGAACAAGTTTTTTCCTTATTTGTCTTTGTACTAATGAAATTGTATCAATATCCATTACATGTCTCTTTGTAAACAAACTTTATTTTTTCCAGATTCAAATGGTCTAAAATTCCAATAGCTTAATGCTTTTTCTACGACTTCTATATCAAAAAATTTACTATCGTCAAAAACAAACCTTGTTCCTACTCTTGATTTGTCAGCAAACCAAATAGCTTCTCTCATAACATCTTTTGTCATATGAGGACCATCAAAATGCACTAAGTCAAAAATTTTATCTGTAGAATTAAATAAATTCATAAATTGTTTGTCTGTAAAATGATAAAAATTAAAATTTTTGTCGTTAGCAAAATCTTTTACCATTTGTAAACGCATTTCATCTGTGTAATCAGCAGTTACTGGTTTTTTTTTGTCGTAGTGCTGGTATTTTAAATTGTTGTAGGGATCTATTGCGATGTGCTCATAGGGAATATTTTGAATTCTTGCCTTTACACCTAACATTATGATTTTAGATCCTAAACCTTCTCTTACTCCTATTTCACAAGTTGTAACTGATTTTGGTTTTTCATAAAATGGTAATGTTTCACACCATTTTTTTAATAGCTCATATTCAGTGCTATCGCCTCTAATTGTCATAAAGGTTTTATATAGATTTGTTTTTAATTATCAATATCTAATTTTTTGCCTTGACCTCTAAGCTTTTTGATATCACCTTTTGTTAAACCGACAGTTGAAACTCTTGGTTCAACTGATTTTATATCTGGTGATACTCTCTTAGGCTTAAATAAGTTTTTTATCCATTTCCACATATTAAGTCCTCACGTTTGTTGGTTTAGGGCCAGTGTTTGGGGCTTGGCGCTTTCTCGCGACAGCACTCGCCCTTTTTGACTTTGTCATCGCTGTGGCTTTCGCAAGCGGTACGCACTTCGGATACTTCCGACTTGAACCACTGGCTGATTTTCTTCCACACTCTTGAAATTTGCCACCTTTTTTCTTTGCTCCAATATCTACCCATTTTTCTTTAAACCATTTTGTAAGACCTCCCTGAGACATCGCAGGAACACAGTTGGGAACCATCTTGTTCCCTTTTTTCTTCATCCCGGCTTGTTTATAACCTTCCCAGCAAGAGCCTCTTTTATACATTTAGAATACGCCTTCGAACTTAGTCCCTCTAATGGCTGCCCCACCGCCTCTAGCTAAACCTCCGCTAGAATAACTATTATCTTTTCTTAAGATTCCTTTTTTGACAGCTCTTTCACCTGCGCCCTTTATTCCTAACTTTCCTCCTAAAGTTTTTTTTGGTCTCATATCTTTAAATTTATTTTCTTGCTTTCCTGTAACCTGCTCTGTTTTTCTAAGATCTCTTTTGTTGTCCATAATTGCTCCTTTGTTTGCTTTCATTAATCCTGATTTTTGTAATCTACCCATTCCTGATTGTGAACCTGCAGTTACAGCCATTCCAACTTTAGCACCTGCTGGTTTGGGTCCTTTAAAATCTTTTCTTTTTGTACCAGATGGATCTTTTATTTTTCCTGCACAAATTTTGCTAGCATAAGCGTTAGCGTATGCTGAAGGATATACTCGAAATTTTCTTTTAGCTGCAGATTTGCCTCTAGCACATAGTTTTGTCATATTTGTTGCATCCTTTGATCAGTTGATAATATATTTTTTTCAGCCTTTGGTCTAGCCTGTGAGTCTCTACTTCTTTTTCTTAATTGAGCAGTTGTGGACTCTTGTTTTCTTTTCTCTTCTTTTAATTTTTTTAAATCTCTTAATAAATTCATTTTTTTCCTCCGTTACGGAAAATTTGTGTTCCCTTAATTCCATAAATACTCGCCACGACAAGGATCCACAAATTTGTGAACCATGACGGAAGCTGCGAGAACATTTCAAAAAACAATTTTACCTTGTCCATCGCTCCCGGATCGTCCGATACTACTGCCCAGGCCAAAATCATGACGGGCGTTGAGAGAATTATTAAAACTGCCTCGTCTTTCCAATCTGATTGTCTAGCTTCTAAAAGTTTTCCCTGGTACTGTTCCTCACCCTGAGCCATCTTTCTTGCGTGCATCATCTGTGCGTCTGCCATCAACATTTTCGTCTCCTGACGTTTTTTGAAGATGTGCGTACCTGCTTGTGCCGCCAATTTTATCGCTCCTAGCCACATTATATTTCTCCTGTCTTCTAATTGACATGAATTCTATCATTTTATCAATAATTTTGAAAGCCCTATACCCGTTTTGTCTCCATCTCCAGGTTTGTCTGTGAAATTCTTTACGTTTTTTACAAGGAAAAAGCTGACCACCAAACATATCTGTAAATCTTTTGAGTGTATCGTGATCCGACATCTCTATGGTACAAGCAAATTCTTTTTTTCTTCCTTTTCCTTTTGACCAAATGCCAAAACTACCTTCTCCATCAAATATCCCAGCAAGAAAAATTAATTTACTTTCCTCGGGAAGTCTTTCGTAGGAATTTATTACCATGCTTAGACCTAACAATTTTTATTCCTTGTGGATTTGGTCCTCTCTTAGGCGGTGGCCCAGATCTTACTCCTCCACTTAGACCTTTTTCATTATTTCTTCTCAATTTTTTGTCTCGCTATGTCCAATCGCTCATCTGATTGTTCATCTTGTTGCATAAGTTTATCGTAATCGTAATCAAGACGCGCAGCAACTCTTTCATTTTCTTGTTCTGCTTTAAATTTAGTCTCTTCTGCTTTTCTTTGTAAATCCATAGCTCTTAAATCAACTTCTTGTTGTTTAATTTTTAATAATGGATCTTGTTTAGATGCATTTTGCTGTAATTCTGTTTGTACTAACTCTTGAGTTATCTTTGCAGCGACTTTTGCAACCTCTGCATCAAACATAATTTGAAATTGTTGTGGATCTTGTTGTGACATAGCCATCATTTGTTCATTTTGCATTAACATTTCTTTAACTTCTGCTTTTGCTTTAAAAGAAATGTGATCAGATATATGTGATTGCATTAATGCATACACTTGTGGATTAATTTGCACCATTCTAGATGCCATAAAAGCCATGTGCGCTGCAATATGTGCATCGTGATCTTGGAATTCAAATGCCACCAGTAGTTTCATCTGTAAGGCACGTGCATTTTCTTTAGCAGGATCTAGTGGTTCTGGTTGTTTTGGTGCTGGTTTAAGAATTGCTTCAATTTGTTTTGTACCTAAGGCTTCATAAACACGTCTGTAAGCCTCGTGTAGGTTGTGCATTTGAGGATTTGATTGTGCAATTTGTAATTGTGATTGTGCTAATGTAACTCTTTGTGCCATAGACATAATATTTGGGTCTGCAACAGGTAAGATATCTACTCTGTTATCAAAATCAGCAGACTTTATTTCTCTTGAACCACCATAAACATCATAGGGATATGCTTCAGGTAAACTTTCTCCACAAATTCTTGCTAGAATTTTAAATTCTAATCGCATCGCATAATAACATCTCTTGTGAACACCTGACATTACTCTAGAGCCTCTTTCCATTATAGCCATAGTAGTTCCAACAGCTCTGTTTTGAGCATCGTTACCAACATTTGAATCAGTAGTGCCAGCAAATTTTTGACCAGCTTGTACAACAAAACCTAAAAGATTATATAAAGTTGTAGATGGTTCTGTAAAAGGTAAATTAAAAAATTGATCTCTTATGTTACCACCAGGTGCATCAACATCTCTAAACTCTCCTGGTTGGATTGGTTGGTCATCATCTCTTACTCTAATACCTCTAGATTTAAATCCAGCTGGTAAATTTTTTAAAGTTCCTGCATCTATTAACTGACGTAATGATTGAGTAGCCGCTAAAGACAGACCACCTATCATATGCGTTAATCCAAAACCATAAAAACCTAAACCTGGTAAAAATTTATAATGAACAAAGTATTCTATTCTTTGGTAAGTAACATCATTAGGTTTGTAATTTCTATATATAGATAATACTTCTCCAGCCCCTTCATCTATTGTAACTATATAAGGTATTTTAATTTTTTTAGCTTTGTCATCAAAATCTTCATCGAACTCATCAAGACTCAAATCAACATGCATTTCTAATACAGTATGTAAATAATCTGCACCCGTACCTTTAACACCCTCAAGTTCGTTTAGTTTTTTTTGTACTGAATCTGGTTCTGCATTTGATTCTATTAATTCAATATCTCTGTAAAATCCTGCTGCTTGTTTTTTAATAACTTCATTTTTTGTCATTTTAATTACGTGTGTAATTCTCTCGGAATCCTTAAGATCAGATGCAAAATAAGGAACTACTAAATCTTCAGCAGGAATAAATTTTGATACAGGTCTTTGAAGCATTGCATCGTAATAAACTTTTTTAAATGTTGATCCTGATAATGGTAAATAAAATAACATTTGGTCCATATCAGTTGTGTAATCTTCCATCTCTTCCATAAGAAGATAATTCATGTAATCCTTAACTCTGTCTGCTTGTGCTTCGACTTGAGGTGTCTGTAAACCTATTGTTTGTGTTCTTACAGGGCCGTCTGAAGGCACTAATTCTTTGTAGGCTTGTGCTTGAAACTGTGTGACAGACTCGGCTAATAAAGGATGAGTAACTGAAGACGCACCTTTAAAGGGTCTTGAAGTTTGTTGATATCTAGTACCTAATAGATCAAGTCCTTTAATATAAGCATCTTCCCATTCTTTTCTAGAAGTTTTATCTTTTTTGTATTCTTGAATAAGATCCATTGCCAAATCTTTGAGAGTTCTCTCATCCATATTCTCAGCAAGGTTTGCATTAAAATCTGTATCTTCTTCTTCAATTGTTTCTTCTTCACCTTCAACAACTACTTCAGGTGGTAAACCTTCTGGTTCATCAACAACAGTTTCTTCAATTTTATCTTCTTCAACTACAGTTTCATTATTTTTTTCAACAGCCATGATTAATTGTACCTTATTGGTTTAAATATATCCACCACAAGTCCTCCTTTAGACTTGTAAGTTTTTTGTGTATTTCTCATTAACGGTGAGACCTTAATCGCAAATGCATCAAAATACAAGTTAGGATTACTAGCTTCTATAAATTTATATCCTTCTTCTTTTGTTGCACTAGCATCACTGTGGTATTTGCTATTAATAGCTCTGCCTTTTGTTCCGTCAGCTTTTGGATAATTAAAGCTATCCGTTTTTATTTGCTTGTATGGTTTACTTGGGTCTGACAAAGATATTTTTGTTGCACCTGCTTTTGTATTATAAAATCTTGCAATCTTTCCCATAACATCTGGAAGCACTGCCTTACCTTTTTTACCAATTCCTTTTCCATTAGCATATCCATAAAATCTTTCATTACCAGCTTTATAGCCTTGTCTAAAACTTAATTTGTCAAACGGGGCAACGGCTACGTAGTCAACATTTTCCTTTGCAGCCTTTTGCAGTAAATACTTGACTGCATGGTCTCCATAAGAATCTGCCTCAACCATAGGAAAATAATCTTTAGTCTTGGAATCATAACCTCGATCTCTCGTTGAGAGTCTTGTTAGTTTTTTATTAACATCATCTAAACTTTTTTTAATAGCATTGACTGAACCAAAGTTCTGTTCATCAATTGCTTTATTTAAGTTATTTAACATTTTCCCTCTTTGACTAATTAAAAGATTTAATTCTAGATCCGCGTTAAATGGGTTTAATCTGCTTTCTCCACCTAATTGCTCAGCTTTGGTTAAAGATTTTGCAATTTTCTGGTTTACGTCAGATTGTATTTCATTAATCATAAACACCTTTTTACCTTCAGGTGTGAATCTTGTGTCATATCTAATGTGATAAATATTATTAGCATCACCGACAGCTTCTGTGAAGTGACCTCCTCTGTTTCTCAAAGAAGAGTTTGTTGCAATATCTTCAGGTAAAGTAAAAATAGTTTCTCTGTAATCTTTACCCCCCTGTAAGGTATAATTACTTTCATTGGCATATTGAGTTTTAACATTTCTAAGAGGTCCCGCAGCATTATTTAAATCAGCTTCTAATTTATTTAAGGCAGTTTTTTCTGTTGCATTAATATTAGGTCTAGCTTTAGCAAGTCTTAATGTTTTTCTTAAATTCTCAAACGCAACTTTCTCTAATCCTCCTTCTTTGATACCATTAAGATAATATTCAGAATCAGTTAAATGTTGAGCAAGATCACTGTCTTCTCTAAACTTTACTCTTAGATCTTTTATTTTAGAATCTAAATTTTTTACTGCTACTTCCATTTTTTCTTTTGAGCCTTTTTGGATACCTAGTTCAATTGGTTTTAATCTATTGATAGGGTTTAATTTTAACATTGCACCCACTTCGTTAGCATCTAACTTTAATCCAAATTTTTGTGCAGCATACAATAAGCCTCCTGTTAGATCTCCTGTTTCATTGAATATAGCTAAATTAGAATCAAATAATTCTTCTTTGGATACATTTACTTCTTTACCGGCAAAAGGACCTGAATCATATTTAAATCTTTTTTGATCTCTTACAGTTTTTTGAGCTGGCTTACCAAATATTTTAAAGTTTACTTTTCTAGTAGAAGTTAAATGATCGATCCATTCATCAGAAGTGTACTTGCCTCTTCCTTTTCTCATCACCCAATCATAAGTAGAAGACCCAAATCCAGGTGCCATGTCATCACCCATCTGCAGGGGTTTTGTTTTCTTTAAAACTACTGGTGGGTTTTTAATTTCTTGTTTAGCTAACTCTTGTCCTTGTGCCTGTGAAGGTTTAGGAGTGTAAGTTATTTGCTTTTGTTGTTGTCCGGTAGCCGGTAACGCTGATTCTTTTTTTCCAAGAATTTTACGTCCCAGTCCTGTAAGAATATTCTTAAGGGACATTGTCCCTCCTAGTACATTTTTGTAGGTTTGTTTCTACCTAGTTTACATTTTGCCGTAACAGTGCCGCCTGATCTTAAAGGCATATATTTTGGTGGTTTATTAGGGTTGCCTGGCATTCTTTTTGGTCTAGTCCTTGGATCTGGAGTCAAAGGCAAAGGTCGTGGTTTACCCCTTAGGTCTGGCTTTATTTTTGGAAATCTTCTTGGAGCTTCTTTTAATCTCTCTATGATTTTACCTCTTCTAGTTTTTGCTTCTTTTTTTTCTTTAACTTTTGCTAAAATTATTGATGCAGCGTCTTTGGTAGCTCCAACAGGAGTAGCTTTACTTAATGTTTTTGCCATTTCGCCTGCATAACCTAAAATAGTTCCTGCTTTATCTTTAATCTTTTTTTTATGTTCTTTAGCTTTTGAAACACCACCACCGATATCGTAGCCCATAGGTTTTTGCATCATGCCACCACCCATTTTTTTAAAAGCATCACTAACATCTATTTGTGGTTTATTCTTAAATTTATCTTTATCTAAAAGATAAATTTTTAGTTTTTCACTAGGACTTTGACTAGGGTCTACTTGTTTTTTTTGTCTTGTAATTTGTCTACCTCTCACTTGTTTTTTAGAAGCCATGCCACCGGCCATTTTACCATGTTTTGAAAATAATCTGTCTCTTTTCTTTGGCTGATTTTTATCCATTAAAGATTCTGCAGTAGCCCCTAAAGAAACTTTTGCTTTTTTAACATACTCTGCTCTTTCTTTTGAAGTCATTAATTTTTTTTCACTACCTTTAGAATATTTCTTCATCATGCCACCGACCATTTTTTTCTTAACATCTTTTTTATTCATTTTAGATTCTAAATATTTTTTAGCACCAATACCAGCAGCGGCAACTCCTAATGCAATTTTACCAATTCTTGATGATTTAGCTATTTGTTTAGCCGAAGATATAGCCGCTCTTCTTTTATTAAATTGAGATGGAGTTTCTTGTTTACCACCTATAGTTTTAAAACCTTTTGCTTTTCTCATCTCTTCTAATGTTTTAAATTTTTTTCTTTGGCCTCTGATTGTTGCATTTGGTTTTACACCAACAATTGTTGAAACTCTGCCTTTGTGTTGAGGACCCTCAAATGGTTTTGAGTATCCACTAAAAATTAATCTAGAACCTTTTCTAGGTAATTTAACACCTGAGATAGGACTTTTTGAAAACATTCCTCTTTTTGCTTTCATGACTTTTCCTGGTTTTACTTTCTCATCTTGTAAACCCATGCCTCTACCTTTTGCTTTTTCTGCTCTTAGAACAGCGAAATCTTTTCCATCTAATTTATTTGGTGGTGGAGCTTTTGCAGCTAATTTTTTTTGTTTTGGGCTCATAGGTTCTCCTAATAATATTTATAATCTTTTTCAACTTTAAAAGTAGGTTCATCCCAATCATCTGAATATGTAGAAACAAATCCACCTTGTCGGTATCTTAACACAGCTTGGGTCATAGAATCAACATAGTCATCATATTGTCCGTTAGGAAAAGCTGCACATTCCTCAATAACTTCTTGTGCCCAGTGTTCGTCTAAAGGTGCAAATACCATACCTGACTCAAATACAGGAGAACACGAGTTTATCCTAGTATGCTTGTCTCTACCTCTTGCAGGCACATAATCAATTACTGGTATTCCTGCTCTACGTAATTCATGTATCAATGGTTGACCACTAGCTTTAGCTTCAATAATTACAGTTTCCGGTTCCCAGTATCTATATTGCTCTAATGCTACATTTTTTAGATCTGGAAAGTCATACCTTCCTTTATGTGCATCAAGAAGTATTATACATTTCTCATAACCTTCCACCGGCTCAAAGATACCCCAGGTGGTGATAGCAGAATAGTCAGCAGTTTCTTTTTTTGAAAATGCAGTATCATATGATTGTATCACATGAAGCAGTTTTGGTAATTTTTCTTCATCCCAGTCTTGCCACCAATCCCTTTTTATTATTGCACCTTCTTCTGAGGTTGGGTCCTGCATATATTGTGCATTCCAATTTTTTGTTGAGATTGAAGCTTTCACAGATAATAAATCTTCTTTACTCCAATACTCAGGCCAAACAGGTTCGTCATCTGGAAGAATTGCAGGGAACTCAATTACTTTCCACTTATCTGCTTTTATTTCTGATTGAGCCTTCACTAATCTTCCTGTTAAATCATCTGTTGCCCAACGAGTCATTACAACAAGTATTCTTCCTCCAGGTTGTAAACGTTGTCTAGGACCAGAGCTATACCATTCGTAAGCTCGTTCCATAGCAGAGTCCGACATAGAATCTTGTTCAGTATGTGGATCATCGATAATAAGTAAGTCCGCCCCTCGTCCTGTGATAGAACCGCCAACACCCGCTGCAAAGTATTCCCCACCATGATTGGTCTCCCAACGTCCTTTTGCCTTACTATCTTCTCTTAATTGTACATTACCAAAAATTTGTTTGTATTCTGCTGTGTTCATTAAATTTCTAACTTTGCTACCGAACCTTGAAGCAAGTTCAGCGTTGTGTGAAACTTGCATAATTTTTTTCTTTGGATACTTACCAATAAACCAAGCGGGGAATAAATAAGATGCAAATTCTGATTTAGTATGTCGTGGAGGCATATTGATGATGAGCCTCTTTTCGTCTCCATCAGCGATGCCTTCAAATGCTTCAGCTATTATTTGATGGTGCCCCCATTTCTTTGGGTCCTTTGTTTTACGATAAATAAAATCTTGCCAAACAGTCTCTGCGAAAATAATAAAATTATCCTGGCATAACTTGATCCACTCAAGTTGTTTTTTAAAAATTATATCTTTTAATTCTTCTTCTGATAAATGTTCAATATTCATACCGTTTGGGTCCTAAGTATATTTGTATATATTGCTTTGTAAACCTCTTTCGCAAAAAAACAGGGTTTTTTCAGCGTCGTCGCCTGATGACAATTCTACGTTTGTGGTTGGTAGTTTAATTGAGCCTTGTGTGGTGTAGATACACCAATGGCGCAAACGCGCCATTGGTTTCATATGAACTTATTCGGTTGTGTGTAGTGCCTGAACTAATGTGCTAAACTTCTTTAGTACATTGTCCTTGAACTCATCAACAACAGGGTTGCCATTATTTTCAAGTATGTGTTTTTCACACTCACCCATTAACAACTGAAACATAATCTCATAATTGAGTTGTTTCTTTTGCCCGTTGTCAATAACCATATCAGCTAGTGCTGTTGGTGTATTTGAGTTTAACTTCTCACTTAATACGTTTGCAATATTAATCAAATCATTATTGGGCATTTGTATCTCCTATTGCTTTGTACTCTGAATAATTTAATTCAGTAGTGAACTTGTTATACAAATCGTTATGAGCAATCTTAAAGTTTGCTGTCTCAAACTTTTTTCTTTTACGATTTATTTTTTGTAATCCAAAGCTGTTGCCATTGTCATCTTGTACAATGATTAAGTTTTGGTTTGTTCTCTCAAAGCAATCAACAATGTTTTGTTTCATTGTGTCTAACTCTTTAGCTAGTCTATTCGCTTTAAGCTTTAGTTGGACATAAGATAGAACTATTTTT